TTGCAATCATGTCTGCACCCCACGGGTCAAAGCCAATTTCACGCACATCATAAAGATCGAGAGTTCTACGAACGACATCCAACATCGGTTGGGGGTCGAGTCGCTGCCCGCCCGCTTCATGTATATGACCTTCATCTTTCCATTGCCGATAAAAGGCCATACCATTGGCTTCACGCTCTTTGATTTTAGCACTAGGTACGAAAAACCATGGCAACACCCAAGCCTTCGGGTCTTGCTCTGTTGCAGGAAACCATAGCACGTAACAGCTAAGGTCTTCGTGGCTCGCCAAGTCCAGACCACCGTAACATTCTCTCCCAGCGAGATCAGGCATATCTTCACAGCAGTAATTCCAGCACTGCATGTTGACGACCTTTTCGATTCCGGCAGTTGGAAGGTTTAATAGATACCGACGGAAAGCGTTTTGTTTAGCTGGCGAGTTCTTGGCCTCTAGGTAATGCTGTTCGATTGTTTCTTCCTGAACTGTGTAACCGAGCGAAGGCATTGCTTTACGCCACTGCTCTGGTTCACCACATTTGTCGAAATCATCCTGACATTCAGCGTCAGCCTGAGCTAAAAAACAGAACACGTTCGGATCGACAATGGTTCCATCAATCATCTTCTGTGTATATTCGTACTGTTCCCACCAGATCAGCGTTCTATCGGCAACACCGACTGTCGACACACTGAGCATCATCGCATTCGGGCGTGCGGCACTGGCATAGGCTAAAGCGTCGTAAAGCACACGACTACGTTGAGCGTGTATTTCGTCAAACAATACAAGGTTGGGGTTAATACCTTCGACACCTCTGGCACAGGCTTCCCCGGCAAGAGCCTGATAGAAACTACCGTTGCTGGGGAAGATGATTCTCTTCTTCGAATCTAATACCTTTAGCTTGCCAGCGATTGGTGGGCTTGAATTAACCATCGCGGCAGCTTCGCGGTAAATGATACCAGCCTGCTCACGGGTATGAGCCACACCGTAGATTTCCGCACGGTTGCCCTGCGTTAACAGATAAAGTACTGCCAGCCCGGCTGATATTGTGCTTTTGCCCTGCTTCTTTGCACACCACACAAATCCTTTCTTAAATCGATTTGTGCCGTCTTCGCGTTTCCACCCGAACAGAGGTTCGATAATGTCGTCCTTCTGCCAAGGCAAAAGCTTGAATGGCTTACCTGCGTGAATACCCATCGTGTGCCGCAAGTACTGCTCATAGAACGCTACCGCACCGTTCGCACCTTCTTCGTCGTAATAACATCCTTCACGGATTGCTAGTTCATCATGCTCGTTTCTAACGAACTTGAGCCAGCCTTCCCGTTTAGCTTTTGCCTTTGCCGACTTAAGTGTTTTCATTAGTTAAACCTCGACAGGAACGAATCGAAGTCATTCTTGACCTCCTCCTCGACCTGCACTCTCGCCCTGCTAGACGGCGTTAGGCCAAACTCACAAAGCCATTTACGGCAGGCTTCCATGTTCCGCTCACGCACACGATCCCATTCGTGACGGCGACTAAAGATGTTACCTTCTTTGTCCGTACAGACAGTCCAGGCTCCTTCTTTGGCTGTTACCTTAACGGCTTTACGCCAATCCGAATACGTCTGGCAATACATAGCTAATGCAGTTGTATCCACCTCCGAAAGGATGTTTAGCTTCCGTAGCATACCGGTGACGACTTTCCATTCGTGCTTCGCCATGCGATCTAAGTAGGCTGGGCATTTAGGTTCCGTCTTTGGGCTTTTTGGTTCCTTCTTCCTACGTCGCTTAGGATTCTTGTCGTAAGCTCCAGTCATTTCGTGTACCGCCGTAGGTAGCGGTTTTCTTCCCTGAACCATCATCTTCTCCTTACGTCATATCGACTACGTTGCCATCGATGTAGTTTGCGTCACTTGCGGCCTGTGATGAGTTTCTAGTTATCAACCAGACGTTTCTACTCGTTGCCTCAGTCCTAATCCACTGAAGTATGGTTTGCCGAAACCCCTGCTTAAGAGTTTGCAGGTCAGTGGCATTTCTACTCCCAAACACACAGCCACCGACCAGTTCATCCATATCAAAAACTAAATCACCTTCTGCCGCCTGTTCTTTTACCAACATTGAAAGGCTGTTGTCATGGTTACCCAGCACAACGTACCTCTGCCCTGCCCCAGCTTCCTTGTGCGTTTTCTTGCTATGGCAACTCGGGCAAAGCGACTGCCACAAATCCATTTTCCAGAACAACACCATATCGCCCCGGTGCGGCACAACATGATCTACATGCTCAGCTTGGACTACCTTGCCGTTGAGCTTGCATCGTTCGCACAGCGGGTGTTCAGCAAGAAAGTTCTGCCGAGCCTTTGTCCAACGATACGTGTAACCTCTCGCAGTTGATGAGAGTCGACCGCGACTAGTGATTGGTATATCGGCCTTTTTACATGAGCAATCAGTCAGCCCACATTTGTCACATGCCCAATTCCATGTAGCCATCTATCTACCTTAAAAGTGCTGACGCAGCACCTGCTGACTTTAAGAGGCGTGGGGTACTCATAAAATCGGAAATGCCGATGCCACGTCAGCGGCAACGGGGATCGTCTACTCTATACGCAACAGTACGTCTCTGACGAATGTGCTACCGCCGGTTGTGCTTACGGTAACACGTATCGTATAAAGTTTGTCTTCTGTTCCACCAGCAACCTTAAACATTACGACGTTGTTCGCACTGACAGTTTCTCCTAGTACCGTGACGGAGCTGCCGTTCAGCTCAACGCTCGTAATCGTAAGGTCTGTGGTTGTTTGTTCTGCGACGGTTGGCGTGCCGGTCAATACATCGCTATCCACCAGCAAATCCTGAAACGATACTCTCGCTTGCATAGTTTCGCCTGGTGACTTTTGCTGAATCTGTTTGGCTCTAATTGTCATATTCGTAATCCAATAAACCGTCGGTTGAATAATCTATAGGCGAGGTTGTTGTTTGGTAATCAATTGGCTCTATCTGGTCGTAATCTATTAATCCGTCCATTTCGTAATCAACTAAGCCGCTAAACGTGTAACCCACGTACGCACTAAGCTTACCGACGAGCAATGTAAACGACGCAACGTCATATACTGATGCCGCAACAGGCGGTGTGATATCAAGCCCCATATCAATCGTCGGTGATACAGCACTTATTTCAACAATAGACGCAGTCGGACTAACAGTTAGATTGCCTCTAACGACCGTCGAGAAAGTAGCATCGGAGACAAACGACGAAACAAGCGGTGTAACGGTTTGGCTACCGTAAGCAACTGTTGGTGTGTTAACCGCAGTAACTACGATAGCCCGCAAATCAGGAATTACGATTACACCACCAGCAACAATTCCACCGAATCGTGACTCAACTAATACTTCCGCATCAGCCGGGGGTACAGTGACGCTACTGTATGTAGATGTCGGTGATTGTGCTGCCGCCTCAAAGCTTGCTGTAGCACCTAAGCTCAACGACCCTAATTGCACAGTAGGATTAGTTGCGGCTGCTACAACGGTTGCAACGATAGGAGTGACGCTAATCGAGGACAACTCAATACCAGCGTAGCTAGCAGTTAACTCTATTGCGGCTGCACCGGGAGTAGCCGTACTTGATCCGAACACGAGAGTCGGTGTAATACCAGCGGCTACAAATGACGCGGCTGCGGGTGTGTATGCAATAGAGCTTAGTGTTGTCGTCGGACTAACGGCTGCTGCTGCAACCGATGCCAAACCCGGGGTAATTGTGATACTACCGGTCGTCACGGCTGGAGTGATACCTGCTGCCACAAACGAAGCAACAGCAGGGGTATAGGCAAAACTATCTTTGCTTGCCGTTGGGTTAACTGCATCGGCAATAAATGATGCTGCGGCGGGTGACACCGTGACGCTCGTAAATCCTGGACCCGCAAACGTACCAACGACGATAATTGTAGCTACCGATGGAGTTACATCTACATCAATCCCGACGTTACATGTCGCTGCAATTTCTATTACCGCCGCCGCAGGTGTAACCGAGACAGTCGGCTTGAATATAGTAACACTAGGATCAGGGCATTGTGCCACAAACGATGCTACAGCCGGGGTAAAAGACACACTACCAAATGACGGCGTAGCCCCACTAGCCGCAGCAACAAATACAGCCGC